AATTAATCCCTGATATTAGAAATGAAGTTGTTACTACTCTTATTACAAAAGAGGTATTAATTCAAATTGGAATTGCTGTTGCTGCTGCAACTGTTTCTTATTTATTAACGCCAAAGCCAAGAGAACAAAAGCCTGGATCTAGTCAAAGAACAGCAGATGCAATTGGTAATTCTAAGTTTGCTCCACAATCTTCTTTTGACAGTATTCAAACGCTTGCAAATGTAGGAGATATTATTCCATTAGTATTTACTAATTCAGAAGAAAAAAGCGGTTATGGAGGTGTTCGTGTTAATAGTCAATTGTTATGGAGCCAGTTTGTAAGTCTTGGCAAATATCAACAATTAAAAGCATTAAATTTATTTTCTTTAGGTGCGATTGATGGTGAACCTGATTATCAAGGTTATGCAATCGGAGATACTCTTTTAAATGCATATAACGCCCATAAAGTTGGGCTTTATTTTAGAGATGGTAGTGAATCAGGAAATAACAGAATCAGATCAACTGATATTGACCAAGATTCTAAATTAACTTTTGCTGGTGGAGATGATCCTTTTGAAATAGGTATTCCAGATAATCAAGGTAATGGAGCAATCTCAACGATTACAAGTAAGGCATTCAGTGGAGCAAGAAACCCAACCACTCAGACCAGATTTGGAGCTTATTCACCCTTTCCAAATGCTCAGATTTGCAGATTGCCATATGAATTAATTCGTGATCAAAGAGGCTCAACAAAAGAAGCAATTAGGGACATGATGAGAAAAAGAAAAAAAGTTGAATTTGCAAGGTGGCCTTGTAGGTGCGGTTTCATGTCAGCTAGTAATGGAGGAAATGTTGGAAGCCAGATTAGTTATCAAATAGTGGGAACAGATTCAGGACAAGAAAACGGATTACAACGTGTTTACGATCAAGAAGATAAAAATGCTGATGCTTTTAATTATCGACCTCATGGTGTAGATGATGTCGATAGTATGACAACATCAATAAGAGAAAATACTGATAATCTATTTGCTGTTGGGGAGCAATATTTAATAGGAACAGCAGTTGCAAAATGTAAAAACATTCCTAACCCTGATCCTTGGACAATAGATAAAACAAAAACTTATTTTTTTGAAATTACAGAAGCTGGTGATTTAGATATTCCAGTAAATAATAATCTTGGTACGCATTGCCAGAATCCTGTTTGGTATGACCCCCCAGGATCTGATAATGATAAAAATGAATCATTTAGTTTAAGTGATCTTGCCCCAATTCTTTATCAACAGGAAATAAGTGGAACGACTCAAGGATTTTCTTATGGTCATAGAGATTTATATTATGGCTGGGATATTTACACAGGCCAAAGGCTTGCAATTGCCACTGTTTCTAATAATAGGAAATGTGATGTAACAGAGATTGGTTTAAAAAGTAGAGTTTTTAAAAAAATAAGATTTGCCAATATTGACAGTCAGCCAGATGAGGATGCTTTGCAAAGAGCATTTGAAGAAAGAACACAGCTTACTTTAGGCCAAATTGATAGATATATTTCAAGGGTTGAGTTCTTTATGCTTCAAGTAAGAGAGCTTGGATCTGATACTTGGTATGATTTAAAAAATGGTTTAAGTAATCATCTTGGGTTGTTTGCTGTAAAAGGAAACACACCAGAATTTCAATATAATTATATAAGTATTCATCACCCTGATAACACAAAACAATTTGAATATAGATTTAAACCTTACCCTGGTAATTTTATTACTAGGGGAAATAATTGGAATAAAAGAGTTAATCTTTTAAGCACAGCATCTGGAGGAAATCAAACTGTTCATCATTTCAGTTCAATTAATCCGTATGGTGGGTTTAATATAAGTTTTTCAGGTGATGAGGCATATTATTTAAATAAAGATACTGAGGTTTTAAGCAATCCAGAATGGCAAATTGGAGCAACTGAGCAAACAATAAATGGAGTAGTAAAAAAAGCAGTTAATGATGGGAGATCATCTTGGCAAAATAATGATCAATTTAATGGGGTTCCAACTTCCCAAGAATGGGTAACAACGGTAGAGGATATTAATACAGCTCATAGGACTATTAGATATTGGGATCAAACAACAAGTTCATTTATTACTCCTGGGACGTATAAATGGGAGCTGTATTGGGATGGCAACGGCGGTCAAAGTGCCAAAGAAAATGGTGGCTTTGATCCTGGCCCAGGTGTTGGAGGATGGAGAGATGTAATTTTTAAATTACCTGGAGATCCAAAAAGATATGTTCCTAGTCAAAACTCATCTGGTGGTCATCCAGATGGTAATTATTGGCATTTTTATGTTGATATACAAGAGCTAAGAACTATTACACCAGCTCCCCATTATTCGGGGCTTGTTCCTGTCATTGGTGGAAGTGGAGTTGTTAATAGCTTAAGAGTAAATTTAACTGTCTATAGACAAGCTTATACAGACTCAAATAATGTTACTCAATATTATTATTATGCTCTTTGGGATATAGATAGTAGCTATCAAGGAACAGCTTTTAAAAATGGTGATATTGCTTATTTGCCTAGTGAATCAGATATAGCTGGTGTTGGGTTGCCTGATCGAATACAGATTCAGTTAGAGGTTGGATCTAGAAGAATGACAATAGAAGAAAAGAATTTAAACCCTTTTGATGTTGTTGCTGATTGGAATGTTTATGAAGGAGATGAAAATAGTAATCGAAATGAACCAAGCCACGAAATTGTTTATGTAAATGAGATTTTAAAACCTGTTGGAAATAGAGATGGTGCAGCGGCTAAATATAGTGATCTTGCATTTAGTGGTATTAGAATAAATAGTTCAAAAGAATGGACAAACTTTAGTCAGTTTTCAGCGTATTTTAAGAAAGGAATCAAGATTGAAAGATTAATAACAAGTGGAAAAAGTGCATCAAATTTATTTCCAGAAATTGCTTATGCCCTATTAATTGACCCAGATTTTGGAGCTGGAAAACTTGTTGGTGTTGATTCTGTTGATAAGGATGCAATGGAAGATGCAGCAGATTTCTGTAAGAAAAATAATTTCTTTTGGGATGGAACAATTTCAAGCAAGATAAATTTAAGAGACTTTATTTTTGAACAGGCTGGGTATTGCTTATTAGATTTCACAATTATTGGAGGTAAATTTAGTCTTAAACCTTCTGTTCCCGTTAATGGTGAAAACTTTATAGATAAAGATGAGCCTCCAAAAGTGATGGGGTTGTTTACTGATGGCAATATCAAAGATCTACAGGTGAGCTTCCTGAGTCCAGAAGAGAGACAAGTGTTTTCAGCAGCAGTTATGTATAGAAGCGAAACAGAAAATGGTTTTCCAGAGACAAAATCTATTGTAGTTTCACCAAGCTATGGTTCAGCTCAGGATCCCACAGAGAGCTTTGATTTGTCTGGATTTTGCACCTCTTACCAGCAGGCAAAAACCTTTGCTTGTTATGCCATTAATACAAGACGTTTAGTTGATCATGGAATTACTTTTACAACGGCTCCTCAGTATCTGGAAAATATCAGCCCAGGTTCATATTTTAAGTTAGTTAGTGAGGTGACTCATACTTCAAGGTTTAGAAATGGTGCTATTTCTGCTAATGGTGAGATTGTGAGTATGGATGGCTTAAAAGATTCTGTTGGTTATCCAAGCAATATTTCTATTTATTATTGGAAACCTGGAACTGTTGGAGTTAGTGAAGCAACCCTAGATACAACAAATGTTGATGAGAGCCTTTATGGATCTGTTTTCTCTGTTAAAAATACAACGACAGAAAATAAAATTTATAAATGTGAAACTATTTCTTATGGGGAAGAAGGTTTAATAGAGGTATCTGGTAGCTATGCTCCAGTTGATGGAAATGGTAATTTAGCTGTCATGCAAAATTGGGATCTTGATTTTGAGGTAGTAGGAGACTAATGGCAAATTCTGTTCCTTTCCCACCCTCAATAAAAGTTTCAACAAGAAGCTATAACCCAGGGGTATATCCAAGTACTAGCTTTCAAAGTCTTGATGGGACAAAGACACATATTAGATATTCAAATAAAAGGGTAGATGCAAGTTTAAAACTAGGTTTTACCAATATTTCAGATGCTGATGCAGCCTTGATTTTATCTAATTATGAAAGCGTTAATTCTGATTGGGATTATGTGAGTTTTGATAATTCCAAAATCACAGATGGTATTGCCTCCAATTCATTAAAAACTTTTTTAAATGAATCTGGTACATCTCTGAGATGGAGATATTCAAGCCCTCCAGAAGTGATAAGTGTGTTCCCTGGAATTAGTAATGTGAATTGTAATTTTGTTGCTTGTTTAGATTCTTAGTCTTTGATTCTGCCTAAGGAATGATATTCATATAGAATAGATTCAACTTTTGACTAGGGGAAGTGGCTAATTTTTACACAGGCAAAGATGGGGAGTTGTTCATAGGAACCTCTTCATCTGCTGTAGGCCAAATAAAGAGCTGGAATTATTCCATGTCTATGGCTGTACTTGAAACCACAAGTCTTGGAGATACTGACCGATTGATTACAGATGGTCTTAGATCTTATTCAGGCAGTGCCACAGCGTCTTATTACACAGCTCAAGCTGGTGGAACTTCTAATGTAAAAGCATTATTAGATGCTGCAATGAAAACTGGCTCTTCTGCTGGTGATGGAACTAATTCTTCTTCTGACAAGGTAGTTTTAAAATTGCGATTATCTGAAGGCACAGGAGATTCAAACGCTAGAGATATTCAATTTGAAGTTTATATAACTGGTGTTTCAATGGGAGTCTCTGTTGGTGAAATAACCAATGTTGAATTTACATGGGAAGCAAATGGGGCACCTTACACAAATACAACTTTAATTAATTAATTGTGAAAGGAATATATCTTGGACAATATGGTGATATTGAGCTGCAAAGAGATTCCTTAAATTCTTTTTTAGGAACTCAATTAGATCCTAGTGACGTAAATACAACACTAAAAAGATTCTCTGTTAAGGGTGCATCTGGGGCATTGATTACAGGAGATTATATAGATATTGAAACTGTAGATAAATCTAATCTTGAATTAGTAACAGGCCATAACTATCCAGATGGGTCTTGGTTTGTTCATGTTGATGCCTTAGGGGGTTTGAGATTATATACGACATTTGAAGCTTCTATTTCTGGTGGGGTTGCAGGGGCTGTTGCTTTATCAACTCCAAGCACTAAAAAAGATATAACGATTAAAACAAGAAATACAAGGTTTAGGCATCTTGCAAATATTACGAGCTTTGAAATAACCACTATGAGAGATTCAGTTGATTTAACTTCTTTAGGAGATCAATTTAAAAGGCAATATGAAGCTGGGCTGATTAGTGGTCAAGGAACTGTTGAATGTTTATGGGAGCATAATCAAGCAAAAGTAAATCAAGAATGTGGAGATGATGGAGAATTTCCTTTTTATCTTGCTCAGCTAGTCGTAAGGCTTACTCAGGGTGCTGATTTTAAATCTAGATTTTATATTTACAAAGATAATTCCAATACTTCTAATAGTGTTTGGTATCAGGCAAATTGTGTTGTAACTAATGTTGTAATAAGTGTTCCAGCAACAGAGCAAGTTACATCAAGAATTGAATTTGTGACCAATGGAGAAATCAAGTTAAATACTGGAGCAACTCCAAGCTATCTATTACAAGAGGATACTTATAAGATTCTCCAAGAAGATGGAAGTCCAATTTTATTAGAACAACAATAAAACGTATTAAGCAATTCTGGTTACTGAGGGATAATATAGGTCTAAGGTTTTTAGTTTGAGGTTATGCCAGATTTAGAAATAACAGGCTTGCCCGTATTACAAGAAAGTTCTGTAGCAGCAACTGATGCTGCTGTAGTCGCTGATCTTAGTGCAAATGAGACTAAGCAGCTAACAGTAAAAGCATTAATTGCTGGTGGTGTAGCTGTTATTGATGATGGTGATATTCCAGCGGTAAAGGTTGGGACATTAACAACTAATCAAGTCCCAAGCATAGCTATTCAAAATCTGGCTGTTACTAATGACAAGATAGAAACTTCTAGTTCAGCGACTACGGGAATTGATGGGGGTACCAAGCTCAGAGATGGAACGGTTACTGTAGATAAGCTTGATAGTTCAAAATTTGATAGAGGTTTAAGCGTTGTTAGTTCAAAGCTTGGAATTACAAATGTTGTAACTGGTGGAGCTGGAACAAAAAATGGAATTACATATTCAGCAGAAGGATTAATAACATCTGTTGGAGATTTAGCAGCTTCTGATTTAAGTGGAGCTGGTGCAACTACTTCTGCTTTAGGAGCTGTTTCTGTTCCTACTGCTGGAGCGTTGGCGATTGATAGTAATAGTGCAATATCAATTGCTGACGTATCTGGTTTAACTCCTGGTACATATGCATCTGTAACTGTTAATGCAAAGGGTCAAGTAACGGCTGGAAGTACAAGTAATACTGCAAGCAATATTCCTACAGCAACCACCAGTTCAAAAGGAGGGGTGATTGTCCCAAGTAATTCTGGGATTGATGTTGATGGTAGTGGAAATATATCTATTGAAACTCAGTCTGGATTGACTGCTGGTGATTACACAAAAGTAACAGTTTCTACAAAAGGAATTATTAGTGCAGCTTCAAATCTTTCTGGATCAGATATTCCTAACCATAGTGCAGCTCTTTTAACGAGTGGAGAAATACCAGCAGATCGAATTGGAAACAATGCTATTACGACTGATCGCATTTTAAATTCTGCTGTTAATGACGATAAGATTTCAGGAGTTAGTGGAACAAAAGTTGCAACTGGATCTCTTTTACCAGCGGCAATAAATCCAAGTAATTTAGATAGAAGTATCAATGTAAGTTCTGGAAATCTTGGAATTAATAACGCTGTTGTCGGTGGAGCATCTACAAAAAATGGAATCTCATTTAATAGTGAAGGCCTTATAACTTCAGTAGCTGATTTAAGCAATTCTGATTTAAGCAATGCCAAAGCAACAACATCTGCTTTAGGTGTTGTTCAAGTAGGCAGCGGATTATCAGTTACTACTGGAGGCGTTCTTAGTGTTGATTCAAGTTCAGTTTTAGGTGCAAATAGTGTTGGAACTTCAAACATAATTGATGGAAATATTACTAATGATAAGATTCAAACTTCTAGCTCTTCTACAACAGGAATTGATGCAAGTACTAAGTTAAGAGATGGATCAATAACAGCGGTCAAGCTTTCAACTTCAAACATCGACAGAAGTTTAAATATTTCTGGGGGAAATCTTGGAATTAATAATGTTGTAAGTGCTGTAAATGGTGCATTAAAAGTTAAC